ATATTTAACGGAAGGTTGTGATTTAGAATTACCTGAACTAAATATAAAAATAACTCCTAAACCAGGAGACTATTATATTTTTCCACCTGAAATATTACACGGCTTTCAATCTTATGGAGGAAAAGACAACAGGTATAGTTTAATTTTTAATATAGAACAGGGAGATAAATTATTTAAATTTAATAAAAACATTGAACAAAAAAACAGTTAACATAAACAATTTTATAGCGGTATACGATAATTACATTACTAAAGAAGAATGTAATAATGCTATTAAGCTATATGAAACACAAAACAAATTTAACAAAACAATAAATAGATTAAGTTTTGAACAAGCACCTATAACAATGAAACAAGATCAACAATATTTTGCAGCAGGTGATAATATAGATGTTTGGTGGGAAACATTAAAACCTTTGATGTTTAATTTTGACATGGCTTGGAAACATTACGAACAAAACATAGGAGCTCGTGTTTCTTATGGGGTTGACGAGTTTAAATTTACAACTTTAAAACTTCAAAAAACATTACCTACCGAAGGTTACCATGTTTGGCATCTAGAACATTCAAAAGGTTTTGACAATTCTGAAAGAGCTTTTGTCTTTTCTGTATATTTAAATGATGTGGAAGAAGGTGGAGAAACAGAATTTTTACATTTCTCTAAAAGAGTAAAACCTAAAACAGGTAGAATAGTTATATGGCCTGCTGCTTTTCCATATGTGCATAGAGGTAACCCACCTCTGTCTGGTGAAAAATATATACTTACTTCTTGGATGTTATTAAAATGATAAAAATTATAGATGATTTTTTTAATCAAAAAGATTTAAAAATGATTCAAGACTTTGCATTAAACAATGCTTTTTACACACCTAGGTATTTTGACAACACTACTGAAAAAAACAAAGAAAATCATTATGGAGATAGATGGGAATTTAAACACGAACCTAAGTTAAAAGAACTTTTTATAAAACAAGCAGAATTAAAATTTAAAATAAAAATTAAAAAGATAGAAGAAAACTCAGGTATTGATCACAGAAATTTAGATCATTTTAAACCACATACAGATCTTGCTCTATTAAACATATTAATTATGATATCAGGTCCAGCTGCTGTAACTAACGGCACTGTGTTTTATCACGGACCTATTGATAATTGTAACTTAGATATGCATATAGGTTTTAGAGAAAATAGAGCGATAATGTTTCCTTCAAAACATGTGCACTCTCAACATGCTAGTAAAGTGTCTGGTTTAAAAAGATATACTTCGACTTTGTTTATAGAAGACTACGAAGAATAAGAAGTAGGTCTAGGACCTAATCTTGCAATTTTTTCTTCAGGTGTTTCATCAACTACACCGTCATCATCCCAATCAGATTGTATTTGTACTAAATACTTTGCGTCCCATTTATCAGTGAATTGACTAAAATCTCCAAGATTAGCTTCTGTGTATGTACAGTGAGGAGTTTCGTCTTTGTGTTCTACTTCGTCGGAAGCATTAGAAGTTCCATGTTGAATTGCCCAAATGTTAGAAAATTTAGCATCATTCCAAAAAGCATCGTCATCATCAATAACAAAACCAAGTCCTCCGTTTGCTCCTTCAGCAATATTTTTAATTATTCTTTTATCTTCAAATATTACTACCCAATTTCCTTTAGCTGCCATTTTTTCTCCTACGTTTTTATAATATAAATTACTGTTAAATATGGTTGTAAAACTGATGTTGCATTTCCTGTAAAAGTCGCACTCATGTTATGTTGATGGCCTCCGTTTTGACCAGATTCACCTGAAGGTGTTGCTTGATAATACCTACCATCATTTCCAAAGTTAATTAATAATCTAGGAACATTACTGTGATTGTGACGAACCGGTAGTCCGTGTGAGTGAGTAGCTAATTGTGCAACTGATAAAGTGGCGTTAGCTGTCGTACCACCGATAGCTCCGCCTGAAGCTACAGTATCTGCTCCACCTGTTGAAGCTAAAGTTTTGTTATTAGATTTACTTACTGCTACTTTGTTTTGTAAATCAGGCACGTTAAAAGTGTTTGCACCATCTCCAGCTCCATAAGTAGTTCCTATTGCTGAAAATAAATCAGCATATGTTGATCTTGATACAGCTGTACCATCACATTCTAAAAATCCTGTAGGGACTGCTGATTTTGCCCACGGTACAATAGTAGCTGTAGGTATACCTTCGATACCAGTAAGATCTGCTCCTGAAAAATTGTATTTTGTTGCTTCGTAATTTGCCATATTATTTCTCCGTGTAAGTCCATCCTACATCTGAACCAGAGTAAACCAATCCAAATGCTGCACCTTCAGTATTAACTACTAAGTCAGCGCTTGTGTTTGCTATTTTAGAACTATTTCTTCCGACAGTCAATGCGTTAGAATCAAATGTGTATCTTGAATCTACAAAAGTAACCTCATCACCAACTGTAGGTGATGCAGGTAAAGTTACTGTCACAGCTCCGCCGTTTGTTGCTACAAATAATTTTGCACCAGCTTGTACTGTTTCTGATGCACTTACTGTTCTCCATTTTCTGTATTCACTTGCTTTAACAACATTTGTTCCATCTGCATAAAGAAGATAACAATTACCTTCACAAAGTAAAACTCCTGTGCCAGATGCAGTTTTAAAAGTTAAAGTATAACCTGCATGGTCTGTTCCGTCTATAATGTTGTAAACTTTTTCAATGCTATCTGGACATGTAATTGTTCTATTCGCTGCTAAAGTTCCAGTTAATTTTATTGTAGCATTTCTTGCATTTGAAATTGTTCCGTCAGTCATAGCCAGAGTTACATCTGATGATGCTGCACTAATTGCTTCATAACCTGCAACAGATTGTTGAACAAGGTTTAAGTTATTATTTGTTTTGTTGCCCCATGTACCAGCGTTTTCGCCGGTTGCCATTAGCTCTATTTTTAAATCTGAGGAATAACTTGATGCCATAAATTTTGTCTCCTAATTATTGTGTATTTATATTGTTTATTTATGTTTAAGTCAAACATAATTATGCAGGAGTTTTAATAGTATATCCTGTGCTTGTTTTTGGTGTTTTAGTTGTATATCCTGTGCTTGTTTTAGGGTCAAGTTTTCCATAATATTTAAGAATTAATCCTGCAGCATTAACACTAGATGTTGCTTGTACTCCTGTTAATCCCATAACATCTGCTGGATTAATAGATCCTGTTGAAGATGTTGTACCTAATCCAGTTAAACCTACTTGCATATCGTCAAGAGTAATAGAACCAACTGAAGACGTTGCTCCTACTCCACTTATAAGTACGATTGGTGATTGAGTAATTTCTACTTCACCTACACTAGATGTTGCTTCTACCCCCGTTAGTCCCATAACATCTGCTGGGTTAAGAGTTCCTGTTGACGATGTTGTACTAACACCTGTTAATGGAACCCCTATTTCAATATTTATTGAACCAACTGAAGATGTTGAATTAACACCTGTTATTGGTTCTGTGCTTGCACCAAATGCTAAACCTGGTGTTCCTACAGAAGAAGTTATTTCTAAACCAGTTAAACCCATAACATCTGCTGGAGAAATACTTCCGACACTTGAAGTTGTGTTAAGTCCTGTTAATAGTACCGCAGCATCATCTGCTTGGCCCCATGCTTCTTCACCCCACGCATCATGGCCCCAACCAATTTCATTATAAGCTTCTACTACACCTACGGAAGATGTTAATCCAAATCCATCTATTGCAAGGGTTAGGTTTTCTAAATCACCCCAGTTATTATTTCCCCAGGTTATACCACCCCATCCTGTTGCAGGAAAAGCATCAACAGCACCTAATGAACTTGTAGTGCTAAGACCTGTTAATAATACAGTTGTAGAGTTATCTCCCCAATCTTCAAAACCCCAAGACTCACTGCCCCATCCTGTTGTAGATGCAGCATAGGCTAAGTTTCCTAATGTTGATGTTGTGGATACCCCTGAAATAAAATTAGTTGTAACATTTTGTTGACCCCAATCTCCTTGAGACCAGGTTGTGCCGGATTCATTCCAAGAATTGGCCATAAGGAATTCCTCCTTATGCTATACGAAGAATTGCGTTAGATGCGTCTGCTGTTGGAAATTGAACTGTGAAAGTTCCACTTGATACAGTTTTATCAGAACCAAATGCTATTGCACAAACTGCTTGATCACTTGATGCTGAATCATTAAATATTAAACAACCGTTAGCTGTAAACGAAGCTGACGTCCAAGACACATCTGCAAAATCACAACACGCTGTATCAGTTGATAATGCAGGAGTTACACTTGTAAGTGGTTTTCCTTTTGCAGAATAAGCTGATCCTGATGTATTAGTAATTTCATTTGATGAACTGTAGGCTGTAGTTGATTTATTTAATGTAGCTGAACTTGTGTACAATGCTAAATTAAAAGTGTCTCCAGACGACGCTGTAAAATTATGTATACCTTGTAAAACTTCTACTTTGAATGAGTTACATACTGCTGATGTTATTGCCATAATATTTTTCTCCTAATTACTGAGGCGGTGACTCGATTGGTATTCTTAATGTTCCATCCGTGTAATCGTCTCGTCTTCTTCTTCCAATTTGCATCGCTGCAAACTTTTGTAGTTCAGTTTTATATCTATTTTCATATAGTGTCAACATATCTTGTGGACCTTTTAAAAACATAAAAGCTTCTACTAAACATGCATATAATAAACCTTGTGGAAAGTAATTACTTACATAAGTTCCAGCAGTATTAGTCTCTAAACCAGTAGGCACAGCATTATAATGAATGATATATTTGTAATTTTTATCTGGTGTAGGTGCTACATAGATTGCTCCTGAAGTAGCTGTATTTGTACCGGTTGTGGCACCACCATACATAGAATAATATTTAGGAAGTCCTGTTGTATCTTGAGCTGCGGTACCTCCTTTAGTGCCTGTTAATTCTCCTACATATTCAGATATAAAAGTTTGATCACGTCTTTCTAACCATACTCCTTCACCTGTAACGGCTGTTGTTGAATCAAATACTTCAACACCTCTTATAAATAAAGCTTTTGTTGGAACTGTAATACTATTAAAATCTGTGGCAAATTGTGCTTCTGCTCGAACTCTATCCGAATCCATAGGACAATCTAAATTAATTCTATGTTCTGCATTTTCTAAAAATCTATTTATAACAGCAGCAGTAAATACATTAGCATCTACTTCTGTATAGTTTCTAATATCAGTTGTTAAGTTTGCGTAAGTATATCCAGCCATAACTAACCTCTATCATTAACGGGTCCAATTGTACACTGAAAACCGCCTCCTGTTGCCGTGCTTCCAGCATTAGATACTAAAGGCACTGTTATAGAATTAAATTGTTGTTCTGTTGCTTGTGTTCCATTTGGTAATGCAGGACCAACTTCTACAGTAGTTGCAATAGCTGTTGCTAAGTATGATCCAAAAACTTTTGCCCCGTTTGCATGAGTTGTTGCTGTAGTATTAGAAGGAGTGAATCCTCTGAAAGGAGCGGCTGTCCCTCTTGTTAATCCAGATAAAACTCCTGTAACTGTATTGTTACCTGTGTATTCAATTGTTTCATTTATGTATTGTCCAAAAGCTGCACTAGTTGCATCTTGATTTACTTTTTCTATTACAATAAAACCAGTGTTTGGAAATGCTGCAGAACTAGTTAAAGTTAAAGTGTTAACTGTAT